ATAGAGAGGCTATTAAGCATACCGATATTATTACTCTTCACGGTTATCTTCGTATACTACCGCCACAGATCTGCGGTAGATTCAAGATATACAACGGACATCCAGGTCTTATAACTAAGTTTCCTGAGTTAAAAGGTAAAGATCCTCAGGCTAAAGTGTGGTTCAGTCACGCCGAAAGACCTTACTATCAGCACGGACACGTTATACATGAAGTTATACCTGAAGTAGATGCTGGTAAAGTAGTGTCTGAGAAAGAGTTTTATAGCAAGAATATCTACAATGAATTTGATAGCTTAGACGATTATATTGGAAGACTGCATAAACTGGCAATCGAAAATTGGGTTGGCTTTATGCGCAAAAGCCTATTAAATAAATAACTTATGAGATCAAACTATAAAGCTGCAATCTGTGGCGCTCATTCACAAGGTAAGACAACGTTAGTAAAAGCACTAAAAGATGATCTGTTTTTAGACGATCAGCATTTTAGTTTTAGAACTAATCTAACGAGAGGTCTTAAAGATTTAAATGTACCTATTAATGAAGGCGGTACTTCTTTAACTCAGTATTTGATAATGGCTAGACATTTAGAGTACGGTTTAACTCCGGGTAACTGGATATTAGATAGAGGTGCTTTAGATGGTATTGCTTACACGACTTACTTTTATGAAAAAGGTCAAGTTAGTAAAGATGTGTATCAAGCTGCTTTAGCTGTTTATGAAGAACTGCTAAAAGTATATGATAAGATTTTTTATGTTGTACCTGAACTTGAAGTAAAAGATGATGGTGAGAGAAGTACAGGTAAGGAGTTTTTTGATGGTGTTGTTAAGCAGTTTGACTTTTATCTAAAACACCATTCAATGCCTACAGATAAACTTGTTTATGTAATGGGTTCTGTAGAAGATAGAGTTAAGATTGTAACTGATAACTTAAAGAAAGATTTTACCAATGAGCTATAATACTAATAATATTGACAAAGTACTTGGTCAGAGAGTTGATTCTCCTACCACCTACACGCCTGAGATCTTAGTGCGTGAAGAACGTCAACGCAATCGTACCTACTTAGGTTTACAGAACGATTCCTTACCATTCGTAGGTTACGATATCTGGAACGGTTATGAATGTAGTGCATTAACAAATAACGGTTTACCTGTTACCTGTGTTGCTAAAGTAGTGTATCCAGCTACTAACCCTTATATTGTAGAGTCTAAGTCAATGAAGCTCTACTGGAACTCATTTAATATGCAGCCTATGGGTAAGACTGTAGCAGAAGCATTAAACAATATTAAAAAGACTGCTTCAGAAGACCTATCTAAACTATTAGAGACAGATGTAGAAGTTGATCTATTTCCACAAGTACAAATAAAAGACTTTGCTGCTCGTGAAGTTTGGTTAAGAGATTATGATCCTGGTATCTGGTTACCGTTAGAAAGTATTAAGAGCGCAGAAAGTATTAAGTTTACAATATTCAACGAATCAGCTGATTTGTTAGTAGCTAATGAATCTGAAGTGAATAAAAAGCACTTCTATATGAGCACTCTATTACGTTCTAACTGTAAGATTACAAAGCAACCAGATTCAGGTGATATCTTTATCTACTATAAAAGCGATAAAGAAGTAACTGAACAATCTTTACTAGAATGGATCGTATCATTCCGTAATGAATGTCATTTCCATGAAGAAATCTGTGAAGCTGCTTATAAACGTCTTTGGGACTTATTAGAACCAGATGAACTTATGGTAACTTGTTTTTATGCCCGTCGTGGTGGCTGGGACATCGTGCCAACTCGTGCATCTGATAAAAAACTATTAGATCAACATTTAATAAACTCAAAGTACCCTTATTTTAAGTTTCCTCGTCAATAACCTTGATTAAAACAAAAACTATATTAATATAAACATATGAGCCAAGATAAACTAGTAACATTCCTAGATAATATTCAACGTACGATTATCGCCACTCTAGTAAGTGAAGATAAAACTACTTTAACAGTAACTAAGCCTGTTATCTTACAGGTTACACCTACACCAGACAAGAAACTACAAGTACAACTCTATCCTGTATTCTTTAGAGAGTTTACAGCAAATCGTGATGAGTTTGCTAACTGGACGTATTCTAAGTCTACTGTAGTAGTAAGTGACGTTGAACTTGAAGCTAACCTACAACTACAATACGCACAAATGTTCGCTACTACAGCTATTAACGCTAATACACCTGTAGTAAAGTTGTTTGACGACGAAGCTAAATAATATGGCACGTAAACCACGTACAGACGTAAACAATGACGAGACTAAGGTTTCGTCAATGAAAGATATCTTTGAAGCAGTAGATGCACTAAATGCAGATGCATCTCTGCTTTCAGATGATAACTCTCTTTCTATTGTAGGCGACTGGATCGATACAGGCTCTTATGCACTTAATGCTATCTTTTCTGGATCTCTTTACAAGGGTATTCCTGTTGGTAGGGTTACTGGTTTTTCCGGGCCTTCCGGTGCGGGTAAGACGCTTATTGTTAATAAGATCATTGCAAACGCTCAAAAGAAAGGCTACTTTGCTGCTGTCTGGGATACGGAAGCAGCAGTAGATAAGCAATCTGCAGAGGGTGTTGGTATTGATCCAAAACGCTTAAAATACTATCCAGTAGAAACAGTAGAAGACTGTCGTAACCAAATCGCTACATTCTTAGATAAGATTATTGCAGCTAATGACCCTAACTTAAAGGTTATTATAGCTATTGATAGTCTTGGTAATTTAGCAAGCGCTAAAGAGCTTCGTGACGTTACAGAAGGTAAGGACGCAGCAGATATGGGTACAAAAGCTAAAGCAATGAAGTCTATGATGCGCGCTTTAACCTTTAAAGCAGCTAAGGCTCGTGTGCCTATTCTTTTTACTAATCACATTTATGATAACCCAACTTCACTCTATCCTGAATTGGTTAAAAAACAGTCCGGTGGTTCTGGCCCTATTTATCTTGCTTCTCTGCTCGTACAGCTTGCGACTAGAAACGAAAAAATCGACAAGAACGAAGGAGAAGAATCAATCGCGGTAGCTCATAACGTAAGCGGTGTTACATTGTCAGCAATGACAGTTAAGAACCGCTTTGTACCTGCTTTCTTGAAGGCAGAACTATACAATAACTTCCGTACTGGTTTAAGTCGCTATGCTGGCTTAGCTGATATGGCAGTAGCGTTTGGAGTTATTCAACAAACCGGTTCTACGTTTCAGTTTAATGGAGAGAAGATCGGTTATAGAAAAACTTGGGAAAACGATACCGAGTTTTGGGATAAGAAAGTACTACCGGTACTCGAACAGACTCTTAAAGAGAAAGTCGGGTACGGGTCAAGTAACTCAGTTCTAGACGAGGCTGAAAAGCTTACAAAAGAATAAAAAGAAAAGCTAAGGGCAACCTTAGCTTTTTTTAATTTATAATATATAATGTACGAATGAAGAAAAACTCTCTTCAAGTTAATAGCGATTTTTTTGAGAACATTGTAGCATGTCAATGTTTGACTAATGCTTACTATACTTCTTTAGTATTAGATTATTTAGCACCAGAGAACTTTAAAAACCCTGGTAACAGACTCGTTGTAGGTATTATTAAAGATTTTTACACTAAACGTAAAGTTTTACCTACTATTACTGAGATTAAAACGTATCTCAGTAAAGAAGAAGATCTAAAACTATTCAAAGATACGGTAACAACATATAAACAATACGATACAGCTCTTAATATGGATGAGCTTATTGCTAATACAGAGCAGTTCTTTAAGGAGAAGGCTGTATACAATACTGTATTGAAGATAGTAGATGACGTATCTAAGGAAAAAGCTGATTACCCTAAGTTCTTATCAATGTTTGAAAAGGCTTGTAATATAGCCTTAACAAGTGATATCGGTTTAGATTTTTTCGGTGAATACGAAAAGATCATTAATGAACTTGGTACAAAGAATGAAGTAATACCAACAGGTTGGGAGTTTATTGACGATAAAATCGGTGGCGGTTTAGCTAAAAACGGTAGAGCACTTTATTTGTTCTTAGGACCAACTAATGTAGGTAAGTCTATCTTTTTAGGTAACGTAGCCTCTAATATGGCTGCAAAAGGTTTAACAACAGTCCTTATATCTTTAGAAATGCCTGAAATGATGTATGCTAAACGTATTAGTAGCCATCTTTCTAAAATCCCTATTAACGAGATACAAGGTCAAATAGGTGCATTAGATTCATACTTTAAAGGCGTTACTGAAACACATAAACGCAAACTTATTATTAAGGAATTCCCACCGAAATCCATTACCGTAGCAGGTATTAAGGCCTATCTTGAGTCTTTAGTAAAGACTGGGATAAAACCGGATATACTCGTGATAGACTATCTTGGACTAATAAAGGCATCACAAGGTGAGAACTCTTACGAGCAAGGTAAGGTGGCTGCAGAAGAACTAAGAGCACTATCATACTTCTTCAATATGCCTGTAGTCAGTGCTATTCAAACTAACCGTGAAGGTATGGAGAAACCAAGCTTAGACACAGTATCTGAATCTTTAGGTGTAGCGTTTACTGCAGACGTGGTTTGGGCTATCTATCAAGAAGAAGGTGATCAAGAGCTCGGAGTTATTAAGCTAGCAGGTGTAAAGAATCGTTTAGGTCCAAAGCATGCTGCTACAGCAATGCGTATTGATTATACCACATTATCTTTGACTGAAGATAAAGGCTATGTTGGCTTAACAGGTAATAAATCCGGCAGTGGTTTAGATGAAG